TGTCGGAGCATCAGGCCTAACAGGCCCTGCGCTTCCTCTTTCAAACGTTAACATTGATGCAACGATTCAGTGGTATAACGGCTATGTGATTTTGACGGATCAGGTTAGCTTGATTTCTCAAGAGGACGTACTCGCTCAAACTGTTGATCTGCTTGCACAATGCTTGCGTGAAACTGAAGACCAGCTGATGCGAGATACTTTGCTTGCGACAGCTTCCTTCGTGAACTGCACAGCGGGTGTAAACGGCGATATACCAACAGAATTGACAGCGACCGATATTTCAAACGTGACACGTACATTGCTGACCAACTCAGCTCGTACAATCATGGATGTTGAAGACGGCGCGATGAAATTTGGTACAAGCCCAGTACGTCAAGCCTACATGGTTTTGGCGCATACCAACTTATCGAGCGATTTGGAAAACGTTCTGGATTTCAAACCCGTTTCCGAATACCCGTATCAAGAACATATTTTAAGACCAGAGTGGGGAGCCGTTCGAAACACGAGATGGTTGCTTAGCCCACTTGGAAGCCTTTCTTTAAATGCTTCAGGTCTTGGAAATACCGTTTATAACAACTTTGTTGTGGGTATGGAAAGCTACGGCCAAATCTATCTTGATGGCGCTACGGCTCAATTCATTTACAAACCACTTGGCTGGGGAAATGACCCAACCAACTTGAGACAGACAGCTGGCTTTAAGTTTGCTATGGCTCAGCGTGTGTTGAACGATGGATGGATTATTAATCTACGAAGCACACAAGCAGCTTAAGGAGTAACACTATATGGCTACTATTATAACAGGTTCATATGTCTCTACAGGTGCAGCTTTATTACTTGATATTCCCTCTGGAGTAGATCGTTTTGAGTTGTACAACTATAGCAACCAAAATTCAACGGCTAACCCAGGTGTGGTGAAGCAAGCGAATTGGTTTAATGGAATGCCGGCCGGTAGTGCATTTGTGACTAAAAACACAAACTCAGCCGCGACCGATTCATCAAGTGTCATTACATCGGGTGGATTTACCCTTTTCAATGATAACAATCCTGTCTTGTATCCCGCTCAAGCTTTGAGTGGAATTAGCCAGGCAAACCCAGCGGTTGTTAGCGAAACAGGACACGGTTATTCAACCGGCGACTACGTTCGATTGACTAACCTTGTTGGGATGACGCAGTTAAACGGTATCTTGTTTCAAATCACGGTTATTGATGCTAACAGCTTTAGCATTCCAATCAATACATCTGGATTTGCCGCTGCGGCTACCGGTGGTTATTCAACCAAAGTCCAAGATCCTGGTCTATTTGAGCCGGCTGATGTTGTCATCACAAACATTACGCAAGCTACAAACGCTCAGGTATCGACTAGCGTTCCTCACAATTTGACCGTTGGCGCTTACGTAAACTTTTATGTGTATGCTCCATTTGGGATGGTACAGATTTACAACATGGTAGGACAAGTCATCAGTGTCGTTGACGCCTTGAACTATGTAGTTAACATCAATACCAGCGCATTTACGGCATTTGCTTATCCGGCAAGTGGAGGCCCAGCTTATACGCAGCCTCAAGCTTTGCCGATTGGTGAACAGGTGGTTTTAACTAACTCCACTTATAACGCCGGTCAGATGGGAATCATAATTGGATCAGCTATCGTTGGCGCTTCAGGAGACGTAGTTTACTACGCAGCTTATGCCGCTCAACAAGCAACCTAAAAATTAGGAAGGAGGGGAAAATACGCAAAGGTTTGTTGCACAGTTAACTTATGCGTTACCCCTCCGTCCCTTTAACTGTGTTAACTGGCAGGAGAAAATAACATGACAAAAGAAAAAAACGCTCTTTTCTCTGGAGAAGGTGCTTTTAATGAAGAGAACATGATTCAGCAATCAAGCGTAGCCACTCTTGATATGGGAAGCGTGGTGGAAAGGCAAAAAAATGAGCCTGTTCAGTCCTCTTTATACCATCGTGAGAAGAAAACAGGATTCAACTACGAAAAGTTGCACCCTAAGATGAAGCAAAAGTATGATTTGGATCATAAGTTTGTAAAGGGACGATTTTTAAATCACGAAAGCATGAGCGGTCAGATTGAATTTCACATGGGACCTTGGGAAGAGATCCAAACTCATGTCATGGTAGACGGTGGGACCTATATCATTCGAAAATACATAGCCGATTACATCAACAACAACTGTCGTTTAACGCAATATAGCGAATCGCCAGTAGAAATTTCGCCAGGCGTTAGAAAATATGTGCCTCTTTTGACAGGAGGAAAGCAGCGCTTTAACTTCATGATTGAGGAGTTTATAAACTAATGTCTGCAACCCTTCAGACCATTAGAAATAAGATGAGAAGTTTGACGGCGAGAGATGAATCTCAGCTGTCAGATGCTGCTTGCGACTATCACATAAACAATTATTTACAATATGGAATGCCGGCTGATCTTCGCATCTTGAAGATGGAAGATACGTATACGTTTAGTACTCAGCCAGGAATTGACGTATACGCCTTTGACTCTGAGAATTACGACTATGTGCAAGATCCTGTTAGAATTGGCGGATACCCGTGCAAACTCTTTACAGAACCTGCACAGTTTTATGCTGTTAGGCCTAGATATTCTTATGTTCAGCAGATAGCTACTGGTAATAACACAATGGGACCCTATACAGGTCAGATATCAAGCACTCCGTTTCATAGATCGTACAACACGACAAACAACAACCCTTCGGACACGACGCTTTCTACCTTTCCTTACACGACACCGATAGGCATTGAGAATGAGGTGTTGATATCGGCGCAGATGGGCAATAGCTATTCATTGAATGCGACTGACACTCCTACTCTTATTTCAGGATCAGGCACAGGTTTAAATGCCAGGTTTCAGGACACGGGCACGTTTATTGGAGATGTCCAAGTTCAGCAATCGGGAAGCATTAACTATTTCACGGGCGCTGTCGAAATTACCTTTAGTCAGCCTGTACCCCAAGGCAACCAGATCTTTGCAAGTGTCTATGTATACGCAGCTTCAAGGCCTCGATATGTGCTTTTCTTTCAAAATCAGATCCTTGTCTCTCCTGTGCCCGATAATGGCTATATTGTCGAAATGAAGACCTATCGAAAGCCTGCTTCTCTCATGTACAACACTTCATTGCCCGAACTTCAAGAGCTGTGGCAAGTGATTGCTTTTGGAGCGGCTATGTCTGTTTTTGAGGATAACCTAGATGTTGACAGCATAGCGAAACTGCAAGGACGCTATGACTACTACGAATCGATAGCCAGGGCTCGCGGACTGATCCAGATTACCAGAGTTAGAAACCCAACCGTTTATTCTCAACCATGGCAAACGCCTATAACTGATGGTACCCCTTACTTTGCAGGAAGTTGATACTTAAGGAGCTAAGATGTCATATCAACCCAATATTCCCCAGTCTAACCAGCTGCTTTCTTTGTCGCAATTAGATCTTTTGACTAACTTCCAGCAGTTGAACACGATTTTTGGAAATGTGGATCACGTAGCTTACTATCCAGCCACATCAAATTCTGGAAAGCACAACAAATCAACTTACGTTCAGCAAGCTAGCGACCCTTCGACCGCCGCAGCTGAAGGTGCAGTTTATACAAAGTCAATAGGTGGAAATCCCACCCTGGTTTATAGAAATCAATCCAATGGTTCTATTGTGCCATTGTTACCTATTGTCACATCCACTAGCTTAAACATTGGTGGATTGATATTTCAATGGGCGACAGTACCCTTAACGTTGCCCTCCTCGGCCAATAGTGGAACCATTTCTTTTTCAACGCCATTTCCTAACAATTGTTATATCGTTATTGCTAACACTAATGGTCCAGGTACTCAAACATTTGGAGGAGCTACAAGCTCTTTTACAGTGAATAATTTTGTTTGTTCGGGATTGGCTGGTGGGACCGTGAACATAAATTATCTAGCCATAGGTAACTAATGGCCTATAAACCAGTTGTATTTAACAACATTCGCGAAGGACTAAGGCTAGATACCGAAAGCTTTATTCTGCCGCCTGGTGCATCTCCTAATCTTTTGAATATGACCTACTTTAGGGGTAGGGTCGTAGAAAAGGGTGGAGAAGAGCTCTTTTGTGAGAACCTAGATGCTGGATTTAGGGCAAGACTTGGGGCTAGAACTTTTTCAGGCACGACCGATTCGTCAGGAAATATCGCGAGCGGTACCCAGTTTTTGAATGGAGCTACGAGCCCTAATACAATCTTGATTACCCAAGGCTCTCTTAATGCCATTGATAATGGAACCGGCACCTTTGTAGATTTCCAAAGCTCAGGATGGTCAGGCACAGGTACAATAAGCTATTCCAATACAACAACCACTTCCACGATTACCGGATTTGCCCCTTCTACAGCTTACGATGTCTACATGATTCGAGAAGTAGATCAATATTCACCAGGTATGGGAATCGCTATTCGTGAGATTGATATCGTCAATGAACAAGAGCTATTTGCTTTTGATAGACTAAAGCCCTATAGATTTTCAGCTTTTTTCGATCGATTCCAACTTCAAGATAACTATTCAGATTCAACAGCTACTTTCACCTATTCAGGATCAGATACCAATTTCTTTTTTACCACAAATTATCAAGGTGGATTTTGGGCAACCAATGATGTGTATGGATTTGATGGAAGACAAGACGTGACAGCGTGTACTACGGGATCGACTACAACGATTACTTTTACAGGTACACATACTTTTCAAGTGAATGACTGGGTGTTTTTATGGGATTTTGTGGGCGTCACCTTTACCACTAATTCTGGACAAGTCACCGTTGTAGGCTCTCCTAATGAAATAACGGTCAATGTTGTGTCGTCTGGCACTTACACGGGTAGAGGTACGGTAGAATCGATTACGCGACAAATGGGAACTGGAGACGGCATCAAATGGTATGATCCAAGTGGTTGGCATAATTTTTACCCTCCACTGACGGGTCAAAATCCCCCAGTGGCAAGCGCGGCAGCTGTATTCTTATTAGGTGCTTTGATGATCTTCCCCTATAAGGGGTTTTTGGTCACATTGAACACGTGGGAAGGTAATAGTTATACAAATGCCGTAAATTTTCAACAGCGAGCCAGATGGTCTCAGAATGGAACGGTTTATTTTAGTGGGCCAGTCAATACGCCCCAAATGGTCGATCCTTTGTCATGGTTGCAGATCACTGGTAGGGGTGGATACCTAGACGCGCCTACCCAACAATCGATCGTCTCAGCGGCTTACATTCGAGATACCTTAGTTGTATTCTTCGAAAGCTCAACCTGGGTATTGGATTTTACAAATGATTTGTTCTTACCTTTTAGGTGGGTGCAGGTCAACGCTGATTATGGAAGCCAAGGCACATTTGGCACGATTACCTTTGATAAAGCCGTATTTACTGTTTCTACAGATGGTTTCATTGCAAGCGATGGCATTAACCTTGAAAGAATCGATCAAAAGATCCCCGATACAGTCTATACCATTAATAAAGTTGGCAATAACTCCCAACGAATCGCCGGAATCTTGAATTTTGTGGGTCAAAACATCAAATGGGCTTATGCAAATTCCAATGTGACCTATCCAAATTTGGAGCTTGTTTATGATCTTCTCGATAAATCATGGTCTATGAATGAAGGTTTTCACACCTGCTTTTGTAAATATGAACGCTTTTTTAATCTAACTTGGGCAGAGGCAAGATTTACTTGGGCATCCGCAAACTTTGCTTGGGATAGTTTCGATGATGAGCAAGGAGATACCATTACGCTTGGTGTGAATGCACAAGGTTTTGTCCATGAAATCCCAACTGAGCAGATTACAGACCAGTCTTATAACGATCCTCAATATCGAGTCACGGCTGTCAATTCATCCGGTCAAATCATTGTCCCTAACCATAGCTTTACATCGAATCAATTTTTATATTTAACGTCGATGAGTTCACCTAACGATATTTACAATGATGCGGTTTATAAAATTCAAGTGATCGACGATCAAACACTGCAACTTTTGACGTTGAATAGTGAACGCATATTGGTGGATGTGATCCTTTCCACTCAAGCGATTGCCAGTGGATATGTGGCGCAGATTAACAACATCATCTTTCAGTCAAAGCGATTCTATGCAGGAAATGAAGTTGGACTTCAATGTAGATTGGGCTATATCGATTTTTTATTTAACCCATTCAGTACCAATATCAATATGACGGTTGAGCTTTATATCGATGAATTTCAAACGCCTTCTCAAGTCACCTCTTTTAACCTTCAAGGGATACCAGGATCGACGCAAGCGAAGATCATGAAGCGAGTGTACTTTAATTCCAGTGGTACAGCGTTTTCATTTAAGCTCTATTATGCAGACATCGACATGTTCAATTTTAGTTATGGCGACAAACAGTTTGTGCTTCATCAGTTTACGCCTTATATTGCGACAACTGGAAGAATCATCAGGCAACCGTTGATATGAGGATCGTATGAATGTCGTTTTTCAGCCGTCGCTAATGTTAGTGCAAAGCATAACCAATAGCTCGCCATGTGTGGTGACTACAACCACATACCATGGTTATTTGAGTGGATTAGTGGTCAATTTTGTGTTTCCGGCACCTGTTGGTATGTTTCAATTGCAGCAAGGAGATTACGACATTATGGTTTTAAGCTCCGATTCGTTTGCCATTCCTATCGATAGTACAAACTTTACGCCATTCAATAACAACACGAGTAATCCAGCTCAAGTGGTACCGATTGGAGAAACCAATCCCGATTTTGCGAATTCTTTTCAAAATATCTCCCAGGGTCTCAATGAATAATCAATACGGATACGGATCTTTTCTAGTTGGCAGCAACATCTATGTGCCGTTTGAACCCGATCAGCAACGCATCCGATTAACCGAAATATTAAGAGAACATGCAGACGCGATTAACAAACGAGAAATATCGACGTATGACCAAAGGATTTCTCCAACCGCTCAGTCTTGGCCTCCTACAGATCCTAATAACACACAGGTTAGACAGTTTACGTTAAGAAAGATTATCCCTATTACGCTTGGCAATACAACCTCTGCTCAAACGTTTCCTCATGGGATTGATACAAATGGGATTATACCCACTAACTTGAGTTGTGTGATTGGAAATGGATCAAATGCGTTCATTCCTTTGCCATATCCAGGAACCGATCAAGTGCTTTTGTCTGCGGATGATACTAATATAATCATCACCACATCTACCTTGGCTTGGAGTGGATTTTTTGGAAATGTGATTTTTGAATGGTTGCCAAATACGATGTAATGTAAAGTTTGAATTAGTAAGGTGGTAAATATGGGTTTTGCATCAGTTTTGCCTTGGGCTGCAAGTGCTGGGGCTGCAGGATTAGGTTCATTATTTGGTGGCGGAAAGGGTGATAAGACCTCACAATTGCCTAACCTTTCTCCTGAGCAAAGTGATTTTTTAAGGCAGCTTCTGGGTAGTTTGAATATCCAAGACTTAGATTTGGGAAATAATCCTGCTTATAATCAGGGACTGTCATATCTTCAAAACTTGCTTTCTGGCGACACGTCCGAAATTGAAGCGCCTTTAATGGCTCAATACGAAAATGAAATATTGCCTGGGATTGCGCAACGATTTGGAGCTTTGGGAGCGCAGAGCTCGAGTGGTTACCAAAACGCATTATCTTCAGCCGGTGGGGATTTGGCAAAAAACTTAGGGGCTTTGCGTCATCAGTCTAAGAATTCAGCTTTGGATAGAATCCTACAGTACACAGGTGCAAGGCAACAAGGACAGCAAAATTTAGCTTCTCTTGGACTGGGAACTAAGCCTTTTGGTTATCAAACACAAGCAAGAGGCCAGGGAATAGGTGATATTTTGCAATATGCTGGGGGTCTGGGTTTGGGTTCTGGTTTAGGTAGATTATTTGGGTAGGTAACAGATGGCTTTTCATATTCAACATGCCCCCAAACGCAATGCCTTGTTGGAGGGAATCGTACAAGGTCACGGCAACGCGGCCAGTGAAGCGTCACAAATGCGCCTGTTGGAAAGAAAAAATGCTCTAGATCAGCAAGCGCAGGCTCAACAATCCAGCATTCTTCAAAATCTATTTGGAGGAGGAGATGGTGGTGGTGAAGGCCAAAATGCCTCTAACTTTTTGGAAAGCATGGACCCCATTCAAGCGGCGGCTACTATTGCGTCGCTTCCCATCGATAAAAACGCAAAGGGTCTTTTGAATAAAGCTATCGAGATAAGACGAAAAGAGGCCGATATCCCTTTGGATGTTTTAAGCCAGGAAGCTTTGAAAGCCCATGGTTTTACCGAAGATGATTTAACTCAAGGGATTTTGTTACCAGAAGAGTTAAAAGAAGTGGATGAACTTAAGCGTTACTTAGCTAAGAATGCCAAGTCTCAGAAAGACATTCCTAAACTCACATACGAATATTTGGAAGATAAGAACAGAAAAGCTTTGGAAAATGGCATCCAGGAAGAAACATCCCCAAAAGAGGCTTTATTTGCAGGTATTGAAGAGGAAAAGCCCAAGATTTCTTCATTGGCTCAGCGAAGGATTGATAAAAAACTTGAGATTGATAAAGAAAAGCAAAGAATAGCTAAGGAAACTCAACAAAAATCTTTTGATTCCATAATACATATTTTGAATAAAGGTAATATTGGAAGAGGGTCAAATTTTTTACCCAGTGCTTTACTAGGGGGACAAACTGCGGAAGATATTGCAGAATTTGATTCGTTAGTGGGAGCATTCGAAGCTGCGCTTTTAAAAGAAAATAGTAAAGGAGCATTAACGGATAAAAAGTTTGATTATATTATTAATAAATTATTACCGAAAGCCACAGATACTCAAGCAGAAATAATAGGAAAATTAAGAGCAACAGCCACAAAATTAGGTCTAGATGCTTCTAAACTTGGAAAAGTGGAAAAGGAATCTCCCAAAAAACCTGAGGAGAAAAAATCTTCAAATCAGGAAATAAAAGAAGGGGAAATCAGGAGGGGTTTTAAATATGTAGGAGGAGATCCTCATTTGAAAACATCTTGGGAAAAGGTTTCGTCATGAATGAAGTAGAAGAAGATGGACCATGGAACGATTTTAAACTTTCTGATTCTGAAGAAGAAGGTCCTTGGAATTATTTTAAACCTAAAAAATCAAAAGAAAAATCTCAGTTTCAAAAAAAATCTGAAGTGGCAGCAAAAGGCGCCACAAAAGGCTTAACTTCCAACGTCGATTTTCTATCCAATCTTTTCAATCAACTAGGCAATGCTTACGCTGAAGATGTCATCGAAAGAGACATCTTTGCC